TAGCGCTACACTAGGGCTTGCAGGGGTTTTGGACTTAGCCAAGAATGCAAGTAATGATAGTGTTAGACTGCAGGCTTGTAAGGATTTATTAGATAGAGCAGGCTTTAATGCGATCAATCAGATAGAGATTTCAGGCATGGATAAGAAGTCAGATGAGGAGTTGAAGGAAGAGTTAAATCGTCTTTTAAACGCAAATGTTATCGATGTAACCCCAGAAACTGCTACATTTGTAGAAAACTAGGGAATATTAGGAAAAACTAATAATACTGCTGTGTAAGGGATAAGTGACAAGTCACCAGTAGGGAAACACTTTTTATTCTTGGAGAAGAAATGAAGCATAAATTAAAGGATTGTAAGATTAAGTTAAGAGCGATTCATCGCTTGGCGGAACAGATTAAGAAAGGTATGAAAACAGACTCAGTTGAGGAACATGTGATTGTAATGTTGGCCGAGCAAATCCAACAAGACACATTACTCTTGGAACAGGAAGAAGAATGAGCGTTGAAGAAGCTTTAAAGATTGCTAAAGAATTGCAGTTTAGGCAAGATCATAATAGATTGAAATATTACAAGCCTTATGACTATCAAGAAAAGTATCACAATGCTATAGCAAATCAAAAGCTATTGATGGCTGGTAATCGTATTGGTAAGTCTTTTTGTGGTGCTACAGAATTAGCGTTTCATTTAACGGGGTTATATCCTAAATGGTGGCAAGGTAGGAACCGGGATAGACCTATTAGGGCATGGGCAGGTGGTGCATCGAATGAAACTACTCGTGATATTTGTCAGAAGGAATTGTTCGGACAACCAGACGACCCTCATGCTCGTGGTACAGGTGCTATACCTCTTACACTTATCGGTGAGGCAACTAGAAAACCAGGTGTTCCTAACGCACATAACTCTTGCATGATTAAACATGTGAGTGGAGGCTGGTCAAGAATCGGTTTTAAAGCCTAAGAGATGGGTAGAGAGAAGTGGATGGGTGAGTCACTAGATGTTATTTGGCTAGATGAAGAACCACCACAAGACATATACTCGCAATCTGTGACTCGTACAGCGGATAAAGGTGGAATGGTTTATATGACGTTTACACCAGAGAGTGGAATGACTGCCACTATCGCTCAATTCATCAATGATATTAAGCCTGGTCAGTTTATGATGCAGGCTGGTTGGGATGATGCACCTCACATGACTGCTGAAGTTAAAGAACAGATTCTTGCAGCACTACCGCCTCACGAAAGGAAGATGAGAGAACAAGGAATCCCTACCCTTGGCTCAGGTTTAGTGTTTCCAGTGCCAGAAGATTCTATTAAGTGTGAACCATTCGAGATTCCTGCTCACTTTCCCAGGGTTTGTGGCATGGACTACGGTTGGGATCACCCAACTACTGCGATATGGGTAGCATGGGATAGAGATGCAGACATAGCTTATATATATGACTCACATTCTCAGTCACAAGAAGTTCCTGCAGTTCATGCTGCGGCAATTAATGCAAGACCAAAGTGGATTCCAGTAATATGGCCTAGAGATGGACGACAAGCAGATAAAGGATCAGGTACGCCATTAGCAGACCAGTATCGTGAACTCGGTGTGAATATGGTTAAAGGTAATGGAAGGACATGGGGTGGCTGGTTCACAAACCCTCCTACACCTGGTCAAAGGGAAGGTTCTGGCGGAGTTTCACTAGAATCTGGGATAATGGACTTGTTAGAAAGAATGAAAACAGGAAGACTGAAGATTTTTTCAACACAAAGTGGTTTATTCGAGGAACTTAGAATGTATCATAGAAAGGACGGTCGAATAGTTCCGTTCAAAGATGACTTGATTTCTTCAATGAGGTATGCGGTTATGTCACTTCGCTTGGCGAGGATACATGAAACTAACCCAAGGCAGTATCAAGCAGATAGTGACTTTAGTATTTTTTAAAAGGAGAAGTAATATGGGCGGAGTATTTAGAGCAGTAAAGAGTATATTTTCATCCCCATCAGGGCCATCGTTCCCTGCTATGGCTGGTGCGATAGCAGGAGATAAAAAGGTAGTTGATTCTATAAAAGCAGGAGAGCCAATGCAGCCAGATGCTGTAGATTTAGCTCCAGAAGTGGAAGCTCCACCAACAGTTGAAGAGACTTTACTTAAAAAGAAGAAGAAAGGCCGTTATTCAACTCTTCTAACAGGCTCAAAAGGCGCTCTAGGTAGTCCAGATATTGAACGTAAGTCATTACTACGTAGTTAATATGGGAAAGAAAAGCGCACCACAGCCTTTTATTCAACCAACGACATCTGTTCCAGATGCGGTTGATAGAGAAGAGCTGGATAAAGAGACTAATATAGCTATTGAGAAGGCAAAGAGATCGAAAGCATCTACTAAAGGTGGAGTTGCAGCACCTCAAGCATCACTATTAGCTGAAAGAGACTTCTGGAAAAAGAAAGAATCACTGCTTAAATGATTGAAATCAGGCCTAACGCGGGACAATATGTCACGGATTGGGTTGCTGAACGGGTAGATGCTACTACTTTTGGTGATAGCACCAACTTTGGGTTCTACGATAATGATAAGTTAGTAGGTGGAGTAGTCTTTAGTGAGTACCGTGTAGAGGATATTACGTTCTCTGGTGCTTTTGAAGACAAGAAATGTTTCACGAAGCGAAATCTTAAATACTTCTTTGACTATCCATTCAATCAGCTCAAGTGTCATAGAATTACAGCATATACCGAAACGGACAACGAAAGGGCTAATAAGTTACTAAAAAGCCTTGGTTTTACCCTTGAAGGGACTATGCGAGAAATATCAGAAAAAGGTAAGGATGCCAACATATATGGTATGCTTGAACGCGAATGTAAATGGTTGGGAGACTAAAATGGGTAAGAAATCAGCACCGTATGTACCACCACCACCTGTAGATTATGCTGCAGAGTCAAGGGCAAGAGAAAAAGAACAAGCCTCAATGGATAAGAAGCTTGAAGATACTAAAACAGAATTATTAGAGCGTAAGAAGAAGGGTAGATACTCTTTATTACTTACTGGCGGTGAAGGCGATCAAGAAGAGGCGACTATTAAAACCCGTTCTTTACTTGGCTCAGGTAAAAAGTAGGAGTAGCGTATGGTAGTAGATGATATTTTAAAAAGACTAGAGCAGTTAGACTCTGGCAAGTCTCAATGGACTTCACACTGGCAAGAGATTCTTGACTATGTAATGCCTCGTAAAGCAGAGGTGTCTATTAACTATTCCAAAGGTGCAAAGCGTACTGATAAGTTGTACGATTCTTCAGCAATTCATGCTAATACATTATTAGCTGCATCATTACAAGGAACATTAACCTCAGCATCATTGCCTTGGTTTCATCTAAGGGTTCGTAATGAAGAACTAAACGAATCAAGAGAAGTACAGGTGTGGTTAGAGGATTGTCGTAATAGAATGTATAAATCATTCAACTCTTCAAACTTTAACACTGAAGTGCATGAGTTTTATCTTGATATTTGCTCTATTGGTACATCTTGTATCGAGGTTGAAGAAGCAGAAGAAGGCTTTAACTTTAGAACACTTCATATTTCAGAGTATTTTATTGCTGAAAACCATAAAGGACAGATTGATACCTTATATCGTAAGTTTGAATATACAGCACGCCAGGCAAAACAACGTTGGGGTGATGCTTGTGGTCCAAAAGTAGATGATGTTTTAAAGGATAATCCAGATAAAAAACTTACATTCGTTCATTGTGTAATGCCATCTGCAGATTATGCGATGAAAAAGACCACTAAACTACCTTATGTCAGCATATATATATGTAAAGACGACAAAACAGTAGTTGGTGAGGGTGGTTATAACGAAATGCCATACCTTGTAACACGTTGGTCTAAGGCTTCAGGCGAAGAATATGGTCGTTCACCTGCTTATAACGCACTACCAGACATCAAAACTCTGAATAAAGCAGTAGAATTACGCTTAAAAGCATGGGCTAAAGCTATTGATCCACCACTTTTAGTAGAAGATGATGGTGTAATCGGTAGAGTTAAGACTTCTCCATCAGGTATTACTGTAGTTCGTAGAGATGGTGCAATCAAACCACTTAATACTGGTGCAAGATTTGATGTGTCTGATATGAAAGAGTCTGAATTACGTGGCTCTATTAAGCAAGCGTTTTACTCAGACCAGTTAGAATTACAGAGTGGTCCACAAATGACAGCAACAGAGGTTCAGGTTCGTTATGAATTAATGCAACGTCTATTAGGTCCAACACTAGGTAGATTCCAGACAGAGTTCTTGAATCCTCTTATTGAAAGATGTTTTGCTATCATGCAACGTAATGAGTTATTTGCACCTGCACCAGGATCGTTAGATGGTATTGGTATCGATATTGAGTATGTTGGTCCACTAGCTCGCTCACAGAGAATGGAAGAGGCCACAGCAGTAGAAAGATTGTATGAGATGGCTGCTAACCTTGCACAAATTGCTCCAGAGATTATGGATAACATTGACCATGATGCTGCAATTAGATCAAGCGCTGAACTATTAGGTGTTCCTAAAAATATCATGCGTGACCCTCAAGAGATTGCAGAGAAGCGTAAAGCTGAGATGGAACAACAGCAAGAAATGATGGCTATGCAACAAGCACAACAAGGTGCAGATATTGCA